AAGGAGAACGTAGAGCTGCTGACGGGGTCCCGTGGCGAACCGGACCGGGCGAGTGCGGCGCTTACACGCTCGACCGTGCGCACTGCCACTCCCCCCACGCAGACGATGCAGCGCGTGTCGGCCCGTGGTTCGGGGGTCAGTATCGGTGGTACGAACGTGCCGGTGCTGGAAGATTACGTGGCACTCACCAACGATGTGCAGAAACTCGCCAATGATGTGGCAAACCTCCGGGCAACTTTGGAGTTGCTGCTGACAGAACTGAAGGGATAGACCATGGCTCAGAAACGCCCCCAGACCCGCGCGGGTGCGCCCGCCATGCCTCCGATCCTCCAAGCGCTCATGAATAGCGCCGGGCCAACTACTCCGGTAGCCCAGTCCCCCGGGGCCGGGCTTGCGAGCGCCATGCGCGGACCGGCGGCGCAGCCGCAGTCGCAGCCGCAGCGCGGGGCGATGCCCTCGTACCAGATGGGCGGTATGGTTGGCCCCGGCGGTATGCCCCAGCGTCCGGCCGGAATGGCGATGCCCGGTCAGATGCAGACGGCAAACCCTCAACAGGCGCTGCGGCCGGAGAACCTTGAGGCCGAGGCCGAGCGTATTCTGCGGGAGAACCCACAGGGCGTCGAGCAGGTGCGCCAGCAGCTCATGCAGGCAATCCAGCAGGGGCAGTTCACGCTGGAGGACCTCCGTGTGGGCGTGCAGATGGCCCGCGCCGCCCTGCGCAATCCGGACATGTACCCCCAACTCCGGGCGCTTGCCATCGAGCGGGGCATGGCGACCCCGGACAGCCTGAGCCCGGGCTATGACCCCGCGTTCCTGTTCCTCATCATCCTCGGCGGTGAGGCTGTGCTGCGTGGTCAGGGTGGTGCGCCGGCACAGGCGCCGGGCGTACGCCCGCCGATGCGCGAAGGTGGCCCGCTGCCCGAGAAGAGCTCGAACCCGGACGGGTCGATCCCGATCAATGCACACGAGGGGGAGTATGTGATCCCCAAGCACGTCGTCCGGGCCAAGGGGACGGAGTTTTTCGACAAGCTGCTGGCGCAGTACAGTGAGAGTGATGACAGTAAAAAAGGCTGAGCTTACCTGCGAGCTGCTGGAGCATGAGCGTGTTGAGGCTCTGTGGCCGCAGCTGCGCCCGCTCTACCAAGCGTCGTATGACAGCTGCGAGATTACGGCGGGGGTGTGCGAGGCCGATGACATACTGGATCTATCGGCGGCTGAGCAGTGCCACGTCTTCGGGTTCTTTGCGGATGGAGAGTTGAGGTTGACCATGGCGATCCAGATATTCCCCGTACCGCGGCGGAAGATAGCCTTCATCCTTGGTATGGGCGGGCGCAATATGCGGGCGTTTCTGTATCACTACCTGCCGCATATCTTTAGCTGGCTTCGCGCCAATGGTGTGGTATCATTGTATACCGAGACGAATGATCGTAATGCTGCGATCTACATGAGGAAGTTCATGGCGCCGTTCGGAAAGCCGCAATCGGCCGTGAAGCTCGGGCTGGATTTGTAGGAGATCACTATGCCTCAGTTTGCTGCTATCGGTGGGGCCCTACTGGCCGGTAAGTTCGCCGCCCCCGCTCTTGTGGCGGCGCTCGGTGCCTCGGGCAGTGCCTTCGCCACTGCTGCGATCACGACCGCAACGACCGCGCTCGCCGGTGGTCTTGGCTCCGTACTGGCTGGCGGAGAGTTCGGACAGGGTGCTCTGATTGGCGGGACTCTTGGACTCGCCAGTTCGGCGGCACCCATGCTGGGCGCATCGACGACCGCGGCTGGCGAAGCTGCCGCGGCGACTGCGGCTGGCGAAGCCGCTGCGACGACCGCGGCTGGCGAAGCCGCTGCTGGCCTGACGACGGCAGGCAAGGCAGCCGCAACGACGGCGGGTGAGGTAGCCGCAACGACGGCGGGTGAGGTGGCGAAGAAGGGACTAATCGATACGGCTATCGCCTCGCTCTCTGACCCTGCTGCGCTCACCCAGCTGGCTATAACGGTCTTCGGTGCGCCGCCCCAGTCGTTGACTGCACAGGAAGAGGCCCTGCTTGCAGAGTTGCAGCAGACGGCTGCCACCAACGAGCAACTGTTCGAGACGAAGGTGGCCGAGGCAGAGTCGCTGATGCAGATGGCGGAGCAGCAAGCCCCCCGCCCGGAGCAAGCCTACGCGCAGACCAAGATTGCCGCGGAGCGGCAGCTGGCAGAACAGACCCGTGGTATGGGTGGTGAGGAGGCTGCATTCGCCCAGCGGCGCTCCGGAATCCGCAGCGCACAGGCCGGTGCGACAGCAGCGGCAGCCGAGGAGGCCCGCGGACGGCAAACCCAGACCCAACTCATGCAAGCAGGGCTGGCGGCCCTGCCGAGTGCGGCACCCACGGGGTATGCGGGCCTCGCCATGCCGACATACGAGGCGCTACAAGAGCGACAGTATTCGTTCTACGATGATCTGGCCGAGACGGCCGGCGATATTTTCGGAAGTATCGCCTGACAGGAGTGAACCCATGGCCGTGACCTACACAGCACCCGGGACCTACGTCCTCGGCGGTATTCGTTCTACGATGATCTGGCCGAGACGGCCGGCGATATTTTCGGAAGTATCGCCTGACAGGAGTGAACCCATGGCCGTGACCTACACAGCACCCGGGACCTACGTCCTCGGCGGTATTTCTGCACCTAGCCGTGGAACAGGGCAGGCCTTCCGCGCCGGACTTACTACTGCCCAGCAGCGCCGCGAGCGCGAGCAAGCCATGCAGCTCCGGGCATCGGCCGAGCAGCGGGCTAAGGAACAGTTCGAGATGGCCAAGGCCGACCGGGCGCGCGCTGCGGCTCAGGCGGCACGGATACAACAGGCGCAAGCAGAGTTTGCGCGTAATAATAGGCCAACGGGCCTGACAATACCCGATATCGCTTCGACGTCAGCGCCGCCCCTCGCCGGTATGCGGCTACCTGCTGGGCCAACTGCACCTTCTGCAGTTTCGCCTTCGCTACCTAGTGTCGACACTACTCCACCGCCCCCGCCTGCAGAGGTTCCGCTGTCCATGGGGATGACACCAGCGGGTACTGCAGGTGGTGTACAAGTTGCAGGTTTGAGTGGGCCGGAAGCCTTTCGTATGGCGTTTGAGGCAGACCCCGAGTTGTTCGGTGTGCAGGTCGCAGATGTTAGCGGCACGAGCATACCCCCCGCTGGTATGACGCCCCTAGAAGAAGCAATCCGCCTGATTGTCGACAATTCGACGCTATCTCGGGAGGATGTACAGGCGCTATTGGATCAAGGTGTAGACCTGCGCTATTTACTAGCCCAGCTTCCGCCGGGCACCGTGCCTAGCGTTGATGCACAGCGGGTTCTGGGGAGTCCCTCGGGGGCGGCGGAGGCCGAGATCGAGCGTATTACCCCCAGATCAACGCCAATCGGTACACCTCTATACGAACAACTCGTTAGCCTGCTACCACCCAGTCCCGAGGTTGCAGGGGAAGAGACTGATACTACCCAAGGTCCTATGGTCGAGGCACCGACGCAACCGGCTGCACCTGATGTGGGCACGGCACTAACGCAGCTGACAACGCCCACCATAGATGTTCCACCCACAGGACTCTCTGGGGTAACCATGGCACCTTCAGCGGCGGAGGATGTAAACGCTATTGCCGCACAGACCGGTGGCGACATATCTGAGTTCTACTTACGTAACCCAGCGTCTATCTTCACGACAGCAGATAATGCCTATCGGGACATCCAACGGTGGGAGGGGCTGATACGGTATTACCAACAGATCGGTGACCTTCAGGGCGTGGTGCAGGCTGAAATCGGTCTGGGTCAAGCGCGGCAGGCTTTCAGCGACATGTCGGGTCAACTTGCACTCGCCGGGGTGCAGCTGGATAACTACGGACCTCTGCAGCTTCATCTCCAACAAGTATATCCCGACGGCACTGTTGAAGTTCGTCCGTACACGGACAACACCGTTGAGATATTTGTGGATGGGGACTCTATTCGGCGCAACAACAAAAACGACCTACTTGCGGCTCTGGCGAGCGCTTTCAATGAAGAGTATCGCGCCGGCCAAGCAGCGCTTTCGGCACAAGCCGCGGAGCTTAGGAGCCTGCTTATTGAGCAGGAGCTCGAAACCAGAGGCGCCATCGCACTCGAAAGCATCCAGCAGCAGGGCAGGCTCGATCTGAAACTGTTGGAAGCAGAGCTGGCTAGGCTGGAGAACGAAGGCGAAGTTACGCTGAAGAAGATCGATGACCCAACCGGGCTGCAAAGACCTATCTTTGAATACCGCGCTGGAGACGGACCGCCGCGCTACATCACGTTCCGTGAGGTCCGCGACGCTGAGGGCGCTTCGTTGCTGCAGTACGATTTCGTCCCATTACCCGACAGCGAGTGAGGTGAGAGATGGCTGATCCAATCCTTCGAGTCGGCACTACGCCCTACTCGGCGATGGACCCTCGCCCCGACTTTGCCCGTACGGACTTGCAGTCGGCGGCGGGGCTGGGTGCGTTCGGCCCTTCACCAACCAGAGTTACGTTAGCAGATATAGAAGTCGAGCAACAGCAAGCTCTTGACCGTATCGCAGGACTAGGGGTGGATGCCGCCCCCCGGCTACGCCCCCCGCCCGAAGCAAGTAAGCAGATGGTCCCCGGGCCGGGTATCTATTACAGCCCCGGACTAGATCGGTTCGCTGTCGGTGACATCGAGTTCGGACGCCAAGACTATGATATAGCGCTACAAGCGGCCCCGCTTGCGGGTCGGCGGACGGGCAGACCGACTACGCCGGGGGACTGGCAAGAGATCAGCCCATCGCGGTTTGGGGAGTACATCGCCTCCATCTCCGAAGGCCGTGGATTCTTCGGCAACGTGGGCATGGGTTTCCGCGACGTAGGTGAAGGCGTCGTGGGCGGTGTCGGGCGTGGCCTCCAGATGCTGGGGGCCGAAGGCGCTGGTCAGGCGCTGGTCGGTGTCGGTGAGTTCCTCGGCCCGAGTGCCGCCGACGAGGCGCGGGACGCGGCCATCCGTGAGCGGCAGGGGCTGCTCGGCCAGATCGGCACCGCCGCGGCGCGCTCGATCCCCACGCTGGGCCTCGCCATTGCGGGCGGTGTCGGGGGCGGTGCCCTTTTCGCCGGTGGTCTTCGCGCGGCAGCCGCGGGCGGGGCCGTGGCCCGGGCGGGTCAGCTGGCCGGTGTATCTGCAACGATCTTCCCGATGGAGGTCCAGTCCTCCTACACCGCGGCGCAGCAGGGCGGGTACGACGTCAACGACCTCGAAGTCCAGTCGGATATCTGGGCGACGGCGGCAATCAAGACGCTGGCCCAGACCCTGCCGGAGGCGTTCCTCGCCGGGGCCTTCAGCCGCGCGTTCGGCACGGCCTTGCGTGACGCCAGCAGGCGCACAATCCTCAACACAGCTGGTCCCATCGTGGGTGTCGGCTCCGCCGAAGCTGTTGCAGAGACCTTCGCTACGCTGGCTGACCGGGTGATGTTCGACCCCGAGCTGCGGGCGGAGTTCAACGAGCGCGACTGGGCCGCGCTGGCCCCGCTGATCGTTGACAAGTACGGCGAGGAGGGCCTCGTCGCCGCGGGCGCAGGCTTCCTGCTGGGCGGCGGCTTCCGCGCTGCCATCATGCCGTTCGAGGGTGGGCGCACACCGCCGCCTCAGCGCAACCTTGACACCGACGAACCGGTCGATGTGCTCAGCGGTGCCACGCTGGGTCCGCAGGCTACGGAAGAACGGCTCGCCCTACCCTTCTACCCGGAAGGTGAGCCTGTAGGGACACAACCGGCCGGCCTTCTACCCCCACCGCCAGCAGCGTTGCCCGCGCCGGACCGTAGTGCTGCAGCAGCGCCCGACGTTATCGTCCCACCTGCACCTCCTGCACCTCCTGCACTTCCTGCACCTCCTGCACCTCCTGCACCTCCTGCACCTCCTGCACCTCCTGCACCTCCTGCGCCTGCTGCACCGCCGCTGCAACTTACGCCCCAACAGCAGGTGAATATCCAAGAAACACGCGCCGCCGAGCGGCAGGCCGCCGTCGCTGAGCAGAACAGACAACTTGATATTGCGCAGACCGCGCAGATTGCACAGGCACGGCGGGAGCGTGACCTCCTCCGGCAGAGGAATGCCGAGCTTGCTGCGCGCCGTGGTGCCGCTGCCGATGCCGATGTGGAAGCCCAAGCGGCACAGGCGTCGGCCGCGCGCCGCCTTGCAAGTGCTGCGCGGCAAGAGACGGCAGCAGCACAAGGTGCTGCTGCCGACGCAAGGATCGAGGAGGCGCTGGCCACTCAGGGTACTCCAGCGGCTAGGATTCTATATGGCAACCTGATCCGCGCTGAGCGGCGGGTTGCGGCCGCCGACGAGGCCTTCCGCGCGGCAAGGACTTCTGGGGACCCCGTCCGGATACAACAGGCTGGTGCTGAGCTCGTAGCCGCGCAGGCAGCGTTGGCTAGGCTGCGGGCGCGTAACGAAGAGGGTGTATTGCCGGAACCACCGGTACGCGGCGAGCCTGAGGCTGCGCCGAGACCAAGACCGGAACCGAGACCGAGACCGGAACCGGAACCGGAACCGGAACCGGTTCGCGCACGGCGTCAGCGTGCTGAGCCACCGACGATCATCGAGCCTGAGGCTGCGCCCGCGCCTGAGCCAGAAGTAGAGGCCACGCTTAAAGAAAAGGCCCAGCAATGGGACCGTGCAAACCGTAACCGGCGCAGCGAGGAGTGGTTCAGTAGCGGTGTTGCAGAGTCCAACACGGCGTTCAATGCCGTGGAAGGTGCGGGCGCTACAATCCCGGCGCATGGTATGGCTAAGGTTGCTACGCTATCCAAGGGTGTCGAAGACCTACTGAGTATGTTGCGTGGGAACATCCGCCCGGGCTTATACACCGACGCGCTCACTAACCCGATGCGCGGCACGGGCAGCGTGACAGGCACTCCCGGCGGCACCGCGTACCGCGATGGTCCGTTTATTATTACCTTCCGTAGAGGGCTAAGCGGTAGCCCCACCTCTGCTGATATTACCGGTGTGCTGGTCAATCCTGCGAACGCAGAGATTATCCCCGAGTTGCGGGCGCTGTTCCCGAACCTAGCCATTGAATCCTACTTGGACGTAGGCAAATTACCTGATCTGCAAGGCACGCCCACACCACCGACTCCCCCCAAGCGAGGCGATCTTGCCGCACAAGCGCAGGCAGCAGCGCGGGGTGCGGCCATAAGGAAGGCCGTAAAGACCGGTAAGGCGCAGCCTGTATCGACCCGTGGTAAGAAAGATGCAGATGGATTAACGGTCCACGAAGTCGCCACCCCGGACGGTGAGATTGTGCGTATTGCCCGGATGTATGGTGCGGGTGATCTGTTCGGTTGGCATAATCTGGATGCTATGGATGCCGGGTCGCTGACGACCTACCTCGGCGATACCAAAGAACAAGCCCTTGAGGCGTTGACGCGGGACACTACACCTCCCACGCCGCCCAAAGGGGCCGCACCTAAGGGAGGAGAACCAGATGCCGTTCGTAAGCAAGGCCCAAAGGAGGGCACTCTACGCAAAGGATCCAAAACTAGCCCGAGAGTTCGAGGCAAAGACACCAAAGGGCAAGAAGCTGCCCGAGCGCGTGAAGCCGAAGCGGAAGAAGTCCAAGTCGTAGCGCCTGCTCCGCGCACACTTGCCGAGCGCGTGGACGCCCTGACCGATGAGCAACTCCTTACCGTGCAACGGCGGCTTGCTGCTACTGGGGAGCCCGACATCGACGCTGCCATCGAGACTAACCCGGATGCAGTAGAGGCAGCCATCGACCTCGCCGCACCTCGTGCTGCGCCTCGGCGTACTCAGGAGCAACTCGAAGCTGACCGCGAACGTGGAGAGGCTGCACGGGAGGCAGCTCAGCAGCGCACAGAGATTGAAGCCGCAGCACGGCGTGAAGCTGAAGCTGTACCGGAGACCGTGATCGACGAGACAGCCGATCTTGCCCCCCAGCTGTGGGATGCTATCCGTGGTAGCCGCGTCGACCGCAACGACCTACCTACGTTCGACGATCTCCCCGAAACCCAGCAGGACGCGTGGATCAAGGCTGTCGAGGATGGCAAATTCGCCTCGAACAAATCAAACCCCCCGCCACCCGAAGCGTTTGCCAAGTGGCGCGAGGCCGGCCTGCGGATTGCACCCGACGAAGACCCGGCGCGGACATTCACGAATCTGGTGGACGCTGCTGCAGAAACGCAGCGCGACACAGGTGATCTCACAGATGCCTTCGACAACATCCAAGATGCAGAGGACAAACTTCGCGGGGCGAAGAATCGGAAGTCCATGAGCCAAGAGGAGGTCGATGCCGGGGTCGATCTACTGACAATGGCCAACGACCCCGAGATGCCCGTGGAGGTGCGCGACCTCGCGACCCAGTCGCTTGAGGCACAGGTAAACCCGGCGCAGTATGCCGAACTCACCGCGATTTACCAACGCCGGTCCGAACTGGAGCGGCTCAATGGCGGCAAGGTGGACCCGGTCGCGCAGGCATCGGCTGAGCTGGCCGACATCATCACCAAGTATAACGCCGACCCGCTGAACACGACGCTCAACGAGAGCCGGTTCGTCTCGCTGATGCGCACGATCAGCAAAGGCGGGCGCGAGAACACGCAGGCTGCGCAACTTCTGGATTACGCCCGCAGCACCACCGACCTGCGGCCCAACATGAAGGCCCGTAAAATCACACCGCGCCCCCGTGGGCTGGCTGCAGCCACGTCGCTAGAGAACTACAACACGCTGGAGGGTATGGTTTACCCAGATGGCAAAACCGTACGTCCGATGCCTATCGGCAAACTCCGCATGGCGGTCGGTACGTTCGTCCGTGGACTGAAGGTAAGGCCGAAGACCCACATCTTCGCCAACCAAGCCGACCTCAAGCGCAAAGACCCTGCGCTGTACGAGCGCGCCGCGGCTGCGCGTCCGCAAGGCGACTTCGACACCGTGGCAGCCTCCGGTTACTTCTTCGGCGGCAACGACATCATCATCTTCTCGGACCGCATCGCCAACTCCGGCCACCTCAACACCGTCATGGCGCACGAAACCATGGGCCACTTCGGCCTGCGCGCCATCATCGGGGAAGCGAAGTTCAACCAGACCATGGAAGGGCTGTACAACCGTAGCCCGCGTGAAACCAAAGAGCTGATCGACCGTGCCATGGCTGCCCGTGGTCTGTCCCGGGCCGAGGCTACTGAGGAGTACCTGTCTGACTACGCTGCGCGGATCGAGATGAGCACACTCCGCCGGTGGTGGGCGGCGATCAAGGATGCACTGAACAAGCTGGGCCTACGCTTCAACGACGACGATGCTCGCTACCTCATGGCGCAGGCCCGCCGGTACGTGAAGAACGGCGACACCTCCTCGTTCTTCGATGCGCACGTGATGGCGCTGCAGAACCACGCTATGGCCAACGGCTCGGTACCAAACGGGACTGGCCGGTTCTCGCACGCCAACCAGTCCACAGACCTGTTCGGCGTACTCACAGCCGTGGAGAGCCCGGACTTCACTAGGCCGCGTACGTTTGATGACGCGCTCGACGGGCTGGATGGCGCACTGGGCGTGGCCAAGCGCCTGACTGGTGATGCCACCGACATCTTTGACGCAGTGAAGAAGTCCGTGTTCTCTCCCACCGTGTGGCGTGGCATCCGCAACGAGGGTTTCCAAGAGGGTATCCGGCTCCTCAAGAAGCGGTATGACATTGCTCGCCGGGAGATCGCAGAAGCTGAGCGAACCCGCAGCCGCGCCCTAAACCCCCAAATAGAAATCGGTGGCCTCAAGTTCGGGGCCGGTCTGGACGCCCAAGGGCGTGAGCGGGCTGGCTTCGCGATGAAGATAAACCGTATCGGGCACTCGTTCCGGTACAGACCGAAACGCAATCCCCCCAGCATATTCGTCTACAACCCGACGACCGACACATATCAGCTGCAATCGGACACGCTGACCAAGCTCAAGCAGTCCGGTCGGTATACACGGGAACAATTCGCAGAGGGTATTACTCTTCGCTACGAGACCACCGAGAACATGACGGAAGCAGAACGCACGCGCCTGCGCGCCGAGCGCGATGCGGAGCTGGCCAAGATACCGGAGGACAATAAGCCTGCACGCAAACGCGTGGAGCGTAAGTACGAAGCCCTTATAAACGACAACTCGTATACGGTTGTGCGGACGCGCAAGGTCAAGCATACGTTTACCGACAAGGAGTGGGAGGCGTTCAACCAAGAGCTGGATTCCATCGCCGCCATCACTGTCAGGTGGTTGCAGAGCCACCTGACGCGGTACAACCAAGAGACCACCAGCACGTACCGCAAGATTGCTTCGGTCATGAGCGCACCCATGACATCGGGCGACCGCAAGATGATCGACCGGTTCGTGCAGCGGTTCAATGAGATCATGGTGGAGAACGTCGAGTTTGACCAAAACGGTCAGCGCATCGCTTCGTCCATCGACGTTAGCCGCGCAGATGAGTTCGCACTGAAGATGAACGCGGCGCTGCTGGGCACGGGGACGGACCGCATCAACGCCCTGTTCACACCGGACAAGGACGGCAGGACGCTTATACCGGTGTCGGAGCGCGCCGAGATCACGGCTGCGATCAAGGATTTTAAGACGCGGTACAGCCCGCCGGAGGCTACACCCGGTCGCCCACGTGGGCCGGAGAGCTTTGTCGTGCAGGCCGAGGTGCGGTCGCTGGCAAACCAGCTGATGCTGCGCCAAGACGCAGAGACTCAGGCCGTCCAGACGCTGGAAACGGGCTACGTCCCCTTCGTCCGCAAGGGTAAGGTCCAAGTCCGAGTGGCTGCCATCGGAGCCAACGGGCGGGAGTACGCGATCTCTGACCGGTACCGTAAGACCCTGCCGTACTTCCTTGCTGAGACCAGTTCGGAGGCAAAAGGCATCGCGGACATGGTCAACGAACTGTTAAGACCGACCGCTGACGCAACGCACACACTCGAAGTATTTGACCCCGAGGCCAACAATGGCCTTGGCGGGAACGTCCTGATGAAAGTCCAGCTGGAGGCGAAGGTAGAGGCCGCGCTCACAGCACCGACAGCGGACCCTGAACTGAACCTCAATGAAAGCCTGCGCTTCATTCGCCGGTTCAATGTCAACCTCGACCCCGTCCGGTCGGAGCAGATCATCCGCGCCTTCGTTACGCAGAACGACCGTATGCTTACGCGGCAGTTCAAAGCGGAGTTCACTCCGGGTTCGGAGAACGATCTGACATCGGTGATCTCGCAGCACATCGAGTCCCGTGCCTCAACGATTGCCCGCAACGAAACTTCCGTGGAGCTGGGCAACCTGCTCGACCGCAGCCAAGAGAGTTCACGTCTCAAGTGGAGCGGGGACCCCGTAAAGTATAATCGTCTGAAGGCCGAGATGGAGCGGGTGCAGGCTGACCCAGCTGCAACCGAGGATGCGAAGGATTTGGCGCGGCGGCGGTTCGATGAATACCACAGCTGGTTCAAGACCAACGATTCGCAGGGTAATGCGAACAAGTATTACAGTGAATTCCGCCAAGCCGTGGACTTCCTCGACCAGCAGAAAGGAGTTCTGGAGACCGATCTGGCATCCAGCAAGACCGTCTCGGCCATCCAGATGTGGACATCCGTCAGCTTCCTCATGGCGTCCATCGCCAGCGGTGGCTTGAACCTCGTCGGCGTGCCGACCAACGTGCTCCCTGCGCTGGTATCCTACAACCCCAAGAACGGATTCGGCGGAGGCTTTGGCGAAAAGGGTGCCACTGAACTGTTCCGCTCCATCAAGATCGCAGGTATGGGTGGGAAGTTCGACACGTCCGAGTACTGGAGCGGACTGTCTAACGAAGAGCTTCAGCAGAAGGGGATCACCCGGGCAGCGGCGGACTTCATGGCCAAGGGCATCGACGGTGGGTTCCTCCAAGCCGCACAGACCAACGCGCTCATGGGCACGGGCCGGGGGCGGATGCGCAGTGGACTGATGAACAAGGGCATCATGACCCTCATGATCCCATTCAACTGGACGGAGCAAGCCTCGCGCCGCGCGTCTGCCTTGGCCGCGTTTAACCTTGAGTATGACAGGCAGATCGCTGCGGGAGTGGACCCCCAAGAGGCAGCCGAGACTGCTGAGCGTTTTGCCGAAAACCTCGTGGACTTCACGCTGGGGAACTACACGACGCTGGGACGCCCCACGCTGTTCCGTGGCGGGCCGCAGCAGTTCCTCTTTATGTTCAAGATGTTCGTGGTAAACAGCGCGGCGCTGCTGGGCAATTTGTCGTGGGGCGGCAAGGCCATCATGCTGGGCAGCCTGCTCCTGCTCAGTGGTCTGCGCGGTGTGCCCTTCGCGGAGGACATGGAAGACATTGTCGATACGCTGGCGCAGAAGCTGGGTATCCCGATGGGCAGTGTGCGGGCCGAGATGATTAAGCTGGGCGACCAGATATACCCCGGCTTCGGCAAGATACTGGTCTCCGGGGCGATCAGCGAGATTCTCGGCGGCACGGACTTCGGTGCGCGCACCTCGAACGGGAACATCCTCCCCGGCAGTTCCGTCTTCCTCGCCGGTAGTGATACGCTGCGCGAACTGGAAGAGATCGGTGGCCCCATGGTGTCGTTCGCCAAATACGGGGCGCTGACTATAGGGAATGCATTGGACTTCCTGCCCGGTGGTGCGCCCGGTGATGTGGAAACACTTCTTAGAGAGCAACCTATCTCGATCCTGCGAGCAATCGGTGATACAATCGCATACCAGCGCAGCGGGGCTATCGTTGACAAGCGCGGCTACGTTATCTCGGACGAGTTCGACGCAAGCACCGCACTCTGGCGTATAGCCGGGTTCTATCCGAAGGCGGCTTCGGATCGTTACTCGCTCATCCGTATGGATATACGGGCGGTCGAGTACCAGAAGGCACTCAAGCTGGCGTTCCGTGATAAGATCGTCAAGGCACAGTCGCGCGGCGACATGGAGACAGTCAGGGCGCTATACCGCGATGTTGACGACTGGAACCGGCGTGCCAGAGGCACCGGGCTAGAGATCAGGGGTATGCGTGACAGTGTGCAGCGCGCTCTGCGCAGCCAGCGTATGACTGCAACAGAGCGGTTCTCCGCTGCACAGGCCAGAGATGCCCGGAGGTTCCTGATGTCGGCGGGTCAGCCCTAAGTTTTCAGCTTGATGACATCCGCTGTTTGGCGGTTGTCTGCCTCCTGTTCGAGCCCTTCGAGGATCGACTGCAGCCGTGGGTGCTTCAAGTTAATACCAATAACATAGCACTGCGGAGGCGATAGCGGTGTGAACTTGCCCAGCGATGCCTTCTTCGTCGCCGGTGTGGCGTCGGCACCATCCATGATGATCTGGTTCATGAGGTCGCGGACATCGCCTCCCCGCTTGGCAAACCATTGCCGGAAGTGCGTGCGCTCCAGCAGTATCGTTCCTCCCGCCAGCTTGGTACTCCCACGGTTCCTGCGTCCGTCGATGCGTATGCGGATCGGGCCCTTGGGCAGCAGTTCGTAGACAGGTGCCGGGTCCTTGCCGGGGTCGTGGTGTACCAAGACGATGCTGTTCAGGTGCTCGTTCACGTACTCGCCCAGTAGGTCGAAGTTGTCGCGGAAGTTGTCCGCCACTGTCTCGCGCATGTTATCCAGCTGGCCGAGAACCCAGCGGGTCGAGTCCTCCTGCGAGAAGTCGATGATACCCCACTCATGTGCCAACCTGTTGCACATATCCACCATGACGCAGATGGTCTCCCAGTAACGCTCCACACCTTTGAAGGTCTTGCCGTAGGTCTTGGGGAACTCACCGAAGGCATGGGCCTGCATGGCCCGTATCCCTTGCTCACCTATGGTCATCGCGCGTTCGAGGAAGTCCCGGCCTGCATGACCATAGTTTTCCGTGAACAGCCGGTGGAGCTTACGGCCGGCGTCGGTGCCTTCGGCAAACAACGGCGACGGGTCCACCCGGAGCTCCAACAGGCGGGCCAGTTGGGCGTCGGTCTCATCGCCGCTGGAGATCAGCTTGCCAGAGATCGGCTTGTTAGTGGACAGGGTGGAGAATAGTGCCCACTCCTTCGGGGCTTTCTCTTCTGCGCTGCGGGTGAGGCGGGCCTTGTCGCGCCCTTGGCTGACCCAGTACAGGTAATCCCCAACGTCTTTGTCTGTCATCTGGGTGGCCTCGTCCACCGTCATGGGTAGGTTACCGTAGAGACCGAAGCGGCTGAACAGCGCGTTGGCAGTGAACTTGGACTGGAAGTGCAGCTTCTCGGGGTCGCCCCATAGGGACTGCTGCATCAGCTGGGCCAGCGACTTACCGCTCCCCGAGGGGCCGTAGAACGAAACCGTCGCGCCCTTCAGCCCGGTGAACTGCATGAGGATCGAGGCCAGCCCGATACCTATCGAGAACTGGTGTGGGTACAGCTTGGCCTTGCGCAGGATCGATGTGCCAGCCTTCCACGTAGCATAGCTGCCGTGGGACTTGTACATGTCGCTGCCCGCCCGACTCACATGAGCCGCCAGCCGGATAGTGTCTTTCTCGACAGTGCCGTCGTCCTTGCGCCGGTACAGGTCGTCCCCCAGAACAAAGAGCGTGTTGTCCTCTTTCCACCCCATGGTGGCGTAGTGGTTCGTGACGGTCCTGACCTTGCGTAACTCGTTCATGTAAGAGCGCAGCATGAGCTGGAAGTACTCCGTCTGTTTCCGCGTCTGCAGCACAATCCCTTGGTCTGCGATGACGCCCACGAACTCGCGGTAGGTACCATCGGCGAGATAGGCTTGGCGCAATGTTAGCACCTTCCACCCTACATGGGGACGATCCCACATGAATTGAGCCACTTCGTACCCGAGATGTTCGTCATACCCATAGCTGAGTGGGTAGATGTCGAACGGGGCTACCTCGATGTCGGTGTCATCGATGGTCGCCATGATACCCTTGGACGTCCGCTTGAACGGCTTGGGGATAGCGACCTCTGTAACGACGGCCTCGGGCGCCTCAGCGCTGGTGTCTACCTCCTTGTACCGCACACCCAGTCGCGCTGGGCTGCCGATCTGTCCGGCGAACGGGCAGCCCTTACAGCCAGCGGGGCGCTCGGACTCGAACTTGGCACATGTCGTCGGCCCTGTGGCTTGCTCGCGCCAGTGGTCCAGCTTCTTCAGCGTGGCGCTCTCGGAGTAGCCCGGGTGGTCTTCGCTCCACCGGCGGGCCGTGTCCTCGGGGTCTTCACAGAACGCAGCCACACCGATCAGGGCGTACCACAGGGGCTCGGAGACCTTGTCTTGGTTCTCGGTCGCCCACTGAACCTGCTGGCACTTCTCGGCCACGAGGCTGCCAATGGCAGGGGGCATGTCGCTGCGCGCTGCGAGGCTGTCCAGTAGCCCGTTGTTGCGCTTCTTGGTCGGCGTATCAGCCGGGTTGAAGTAGTAGGCCAGCGCCTTTCGCATGGCCGCCACGGTGGTGTCCCCGCCGTCGATCAACACCTCAACGCGTTTGGGGTTGGTGGGGTCCTTGAAGTTGTGGGTTCCCACAGGGCGCAGCACTGCTGATGCGTCGGCTGTCTTCGTCGGGTCGATGTCGAACTTCTGGCCTTCGGCTGCGGCCTTCATGGCCCGGGCCAGCGGGGTCCACTCGTCTCGGTCGAGATCGCGATCCAGTACCCAGTACGTGTGGAGCCCGTTGCCTGACCGGACGATCAGCGGTTTGGGTAGCTTCATCTCTGCGACGAACGCGCCGAGAGCCTTGAGCCCCTGCTTCCATGTGGCAAACGGTTTACCATCGCCGCAGTCCACGTCGATGGTGATGACCTTGGTCGCCAGCACGTTCACGTTGCGGCGGCTGCTACCGTCCTTGAAGCTGGAGATAGCGAAATACGCATCCTGCCCGCGTTGGTCCAACGCCTGCACTTCGCTCACCACCTCGGCCAGATCACCGAGAAATTTGTTCCGCTTACCGGAAAGGGTGAACCTGCAGTATGTCCCTTCGGTGGGCAGGACACGCCGGAGAAAGTCCAGCGTATCCATGTGTCACATCCTACCCATTGTGGGGGAGGGGGTCGCCCTCCCCCGTTCGGCCACACTACGCCTCGATACCTAAAATCTCAAGAAGTGTGTTCAGCCGTCTCTCGCTCGTCCAGTGCTGGGCCCCTTCGGGGGGCCAAGTACCATCTTTCAAAAGTGGAAGGATCTGGCGCAGGGTCTCTTTGACCTTCTTCTCATTGCTCTCCCGGATCGGTCCGCCCTCCACCCACCGGTAGTAGGTGACGCGGGACACCCCGAGCAACTTGCACATATCCTTGATGGTCAGTGCCATCCGCTCGCGAACGAGCTCCACCTTCTCGAAGTCGAGGGGTGGATTAGTCATCATCGTCATCCCCCACCAGCGAGGCGATCTCGTCGGCCAGCGACAGGACGTCGTCCGCCTCCGCGGCCGCCTTCGGTTCGGCCTTGGGCTTGGCAGCAGCCTTCGGCGCCTCGGCCTTGGCGGCACCGAACCCACGCTTGGGTTTCTCTTCGGCCACCGGCTCGGGCTCGGGCTCGGGCTCGGGCTCGGCTACCGGCTCGGGCTTAGGCTCGGCCTTCACCGCCGCCTTGCGCGGCTTGGTCTCCGTCGACGCCACCTCCGGCTGCCGTTCCCCGGTAATGTCCAGTACATTGTCAGCACCGAACAGCGGCTCGACCGCGGCATAGGCATCCTCGTCGAGGAAGCCGGCGAAGCCGAACTTGAGCTTGGGGTAAGACGCGTCAGTGTCGAACCCGATCTTGGTCTTGACGATCTCGGCCGGGATACCACGCATGGAGAGCTCTTTGTGATAGGCGTTGAGCCCCTTCAGCGCCGACGGCGTGACCTGCAGGAGATAGACCGGGCCATCGGGATCGTCAGCTGCCACAACGGCCAAGCGCTTCTGGTCCGTGCAGGCCTTCAGATCCTGCCCCTGCAGCCCCTTCTTGGAACCCCATGCGTTGTGGGGGCAGGTGGCGCAGACGTCGTTCTGCGGGCTCGTCGACTCGGGGTGAGGCTTGGTGCCGTCGAGCGAGTAGCAGTCGGGCGCAGTCGGCTCAGCGTCTTTGTCCCACGCCTTGGCGTAATAGGTCTTCGACAGCTTCGGGTTAGCGCCGACGATCACGACATCCAGCGAGGTGGTGTCCAGCACCGTCTCGGTGCCATCCTCGATGATGCGGAACCGGGCACCCTTGATCGAGATGCGCGGGAACGACGGGCCGGCCGAGATACCGGAGGCGATGCTCTGCGACAGCGCCGACGGCTGGCCGACCTTGGCGGCCAGATGAGCCGGGACTTGGATGTTGGTAGGAACGAGGTTGCTCATGGGAATCCTCCTTAACGAGCAGTGGGTTTGCGGATGTTGACGTCCAACTTGGTGCCGTACCGGATACCCGGCGGGACTTCCTTGTTGGCGTCGATGTAGCCGCGGACGGCTGTCTTGCTGACACGCTTCTCCAGCATGTCGTAGGCCTCCTCCTCGCGGATGAAACGCAGCACGGCGTCCCAGTCCTCGACGTTGGCGAAGTCGGTGGTGGTCAGGAACGCGGTGCCGTGCTCCGACTTGAACGAGGTCAGGCCATCGGCATCCATCTTCGCCTTGAGGAACGCCTCCAGCTTCGCCATGTCAGCCTTGATCTTGTCCACGCGCTCCTTGATCTCGGCCTCCACCGCGGTCTTCTCCTCCCGCAGCTTCATGTACTTCTTGATGACGGCATCGACTGTCACGGTCATACCGCACCTCCGTTCAGGTAGGCACGGACATCCTCAACACGCCACCGACGCGCCTTGGGTCCGATGGAAATAGGTTGAGGCAACCGGCCAGCTTTGACATCTCTCCAAATCGAGGCGCGGCTGCGCCCAGCCATAGCCATAACAATATGGACATCGACGAGCGCACTATCGGGGAGCGTATCGAAGCTCTCTAGCATAGCTTGTCTGGTGTCCGTCATGTAGCCGGGCCGCAGTGCCTTACCGTATTGGTCCTTAAAGATTGGTTTAGCCATCTGTCACTCCGTTGCTTGTTGAATGAGATCGAGTAGCAGGCCTTGCAGTTTCTGCTTGTTCGCCAGCCGGTGGTACATCTTGTATTCCAGATCGGTTGCCTCGATGTGGACCACGTTGCTGACGTGCCGCTTCCCGATACGCTCGACGCGCCCATTCGCCTGCACATACTGCTCGTTGCTGGTAATGGGCCCATACCACACCACGGTCGACGCCGCAGTGAGGGTCAGTCCGTGCGCCATGGTCGCCGGATGGGCGATCAGGACACGCGGGTCTTTGCTGTGCTGGAAGTCGTAGAAGATCTGGTCCCGCTTCTTGGCCGACACGGCGCCGTTGACGACACCCACGCTCCACCGCTTGGACAGTTCACGCTCCAGCATGTTCAGTGTCCCCGTCAGGGGGACGAACACGATCACCTTTTCTCCTGCTTCCTCAATAACTTCCTTCACTGCATTCACCCGTGGTGAGCAGTCGATCTCGAAGTCCTGCCCGTCGTCGGTGTAGGCCACGCCGCAGGCAATCTGTACGAGTTTTTGTACCTTCACCGCCTCGTTCACGGCGCTGATGCTGGTACCCTCAGCCTGCATCTCGATGACCAGTCGCTTCATCATGGTCGTGTAGTGCTTCTTCTGCTCGGGCGTCAGCTCCACCTTCCGGGTCTGGACGACGGTGTCGGGCAGGTCGAAGCACTCGTCCCGGGTATAGCGCACAGCCGGTTGGAGGATGTTCTTCACGATGTCCACGCTCTCCGGGCGGGGCACAAACCTCCACTGGCCGACCTTCATCATGACCTGCTCACGGAAGGCGGTGTAAGTGCGCGTTGCGTAGGGGCTCTCGACCAGCTGCGACAGGGTCCACGCATCGGTAGGGTCGTTGGGCGTCGGGGTCCCGGTCATCAACCACAGACGAGTATCAGGGTTCTGGGCCATCCACTTCTTGAAGTGCTTGTAGCGGCTGGTCGATGGGTTCCGCAGCACGGCCGCCTCGTCGACGATCACGAGGTCGAACATGCCCACCGCCTCGTCGGCGATGATGCTGAAGCCGTCGTGGTTGATGATGTAGAAGTCCGCCTCGGTGTTGAGCAGCTTCTTCCGCTTGGCCGCCGTGCCGTGGAGAACCACATGCTTGCGGTGGAAGAACTGCTTGAAGATGGCGTCACCCCACACCCGCTCCAGCGTGGACAGCGGAGACAGGATCAGAACCTTCTTCACCTTCCCGACACCCATGAGGTAGTCGGCAGCCCAGAGCGCGCTCTGCGTCTTGCCCGTCCCGATCTCGTTCAAAACCAAGCACTTGCGGTGCATAGTTAAGAACGCAGCCGTCATGCGCTGGTGTTCGTACGGGGTGAACTGCCCGGGCCAATCGTAGTAGTGCAAGATGGGTGACGGTGCAGCGATGCCGAGCGCGCGCAGCTTCTCGACGACGCGGACCTTATGCGGGACCACCACGAGTGGCTGCCCACTCAAAGAGATCTGCTTGGCGGTCGTCACGCTGTTCAGCACCCGCTCCGGGTTTTTCAGCTTGAGCGCCAGCGCCTTGGCGCTTGGAATTACGAGCACGGATATACTCCCTGACAGCTTCAATCGTCTCGTCGTCATAGGCGACAAAGCATTTGCCACCCGCTCTCTCGATGTCCCCCATGCACTTCGTCTGAAGGGCCGTGGGCTTCTTGGTCTTGTCGGCCTTGCACTCGATACCCACGAACTGTCCCGCCACGATGGCAACCCGGTCAGGAATGCCAGCTACACCGAACGGACCAGCCTGTGGGCTGTAGTACCAGACCCCCTCCGCCTTGAGCATCTTGTCGAGCCGCGCCTTCACACGGCCTTCCGGCGTGGTAGCCATGCCTACCTCCTCTCTGTATAGTATGTCAACTTTTATTTTGCGTATTCGCAAAAAGATTTACACGGGCACCAGTTGCACAGCCCGCTCGGCTTCGCCGGCCAGTTGTCGTGCTCCAGCGCCCCCTCGATCCGGGTGATCTTGGTGAGGATCTTCTCCCAGATCGGGGCCTCCTGCTCGCGCGTAAACGTCTCGCTGTCCATCTTCA